GAGCATACACTCTGGAGCAATACTTTCAACTACGTTAACGTCATCTTCTTCGTCGTAAGTGACTTTAAACGTACCAAAAGTCGCTAAAGCACCATGATGTACTACGCTTTTAAGCACAGGCTTAAATTCTATACGGTCTAACTCATCGGATAACACCCTCGTCATAAAGTCGCTTGCGTATTGGTCTGCCGTGCCACGTGGAGAAACTATTAACTGTGGCAGAAAGCGTGTTATATTTGATTTGTAATGCTCCACATTTGCGAATATAGCATTTGTAAAGTACACAGGACGATTATCATTAAAATGTTTCAGATATTGCAAGCCCCTTCTGTACTTCTTTCTATAACGCTCCCACACAGATTTTCTAGTATTTAGTGCTGATTTAGTTGCGTCTGTTATCTTTTTAAGTGTCTTAATACCATCTTTTTCTATTTGGTCTATTAACGTGCCCTTAAATTCTTTCTGTGCCATACTCTATGTCACCCCCTAATAAATCATTCATGTTTTTGTTTTCTGCTACGACATCTTCCGGCAAACTATCTCGAATAGACTTTGGCAGCTCTCCTACGGAGGATACGCCATACGCCATGAGAAGCTCCGGGGTAACGTCGCTAAAGGTACGTGGTGCATTAACGTTATTATCCGGTGTATAACTATTCTGAACACTATTAACACTATCAATTTTTTTCAATACCTCCCATATCTCAGTTTTATACCCTGTGCATATATCGTCTATACGGTTGTATATTCTAGTAAATGCCTTGTTCATTTTCTCAATTTTCTGTCTTAACTTGTCCATATGGTATGCTTGTATAATTGCTAAAACAGCAATTAAAACCCATATAATTATCGTGCCTGTATCCATTTTAATTCTTCACTCTCCCCTTGTTCTAATTCACGTAAAATACGTGCAACTGTATCACCTTTTACTCTCTTTTCTTCGACTACCTCCCCTCCTATACTTTCATTGTCACTTTCAAACAGCATAGCAATAACGTCTGCCCTATCAGGGGAATCAAGCCCCCTGTCTCTTATTTTGTCTTTGCTTTCAAGTAAATACCTACCTGCCATATCATATTCGTATTTTACCGACGTCATCTGTCCACTTAACTTGTCATCATACGGTAAATTAATATCATTTTTTCTTAAGCGCTCCCGTAGAAGATACCACGATTCTGTACGCCTATTAGCGTATCTATCTGAGTACCACGCTCTTGCCTGTGCCATAAAGTCTATAACTTTGTAACCCCACGCCCTTAAATTATCGGCTACACCAGCACCAATACCGTTTGCGTCAACTTTGATAAACTCCGGTTTTTCCTCGTCTGCAATTCTCTTAGCCGCCCTTGATAGTGTATAAACGTCTACGTTTGTTAACACTTCTTCTCTTACGTAAGACTTACCGCGTCTAATGCCGATAACAGATTCATCATCACCAAATCTAGCAACGTCAACGGCTTGTATGCATACGTCCGTCGCCTTATGCTCCGTATCACGCTCCATAGCACGTAGAACCCAAGCCAACGGCAACATTGTATCTGTACCAATAATAGGAAAACACCCAAGAATACGTGCTTGAAATGCAGGAGATTCCTCTCCCCACTCTATGTAACGTTCAGATACCCATTTCGGAGTAACAAGCTGTGGATAAGGCAAATCCCCTGTTATTTTATGATTCCAAGAACCGTCTTTTATATCGCTTAAAGTTATACCAAATTCAGTAAAATTCGGCGTGTCAAACGCTGATATATGAATTTTATTAAATAGCGGACTCGAAAAAGCATTATAAAAATCTCCAGAAGATTCTGTTGGATTCCCGATGATTAAAAGGCGTGCCCCCTGCGACGTCAAAAGTGCATCCATAGCTTCAAATATAGGACTTTCAACACCAGCAGCTTCGTCTATAACACCAAGAATATTTTCTGCGTGATACCCTTGAAACTTATTTGGGTCGTCTGTAGATAAACCTAAAGCAAACCATTCGTCGTCTATTTTCCATGATTTAGTCAAACAACGCCCACCCAAAGGGTACTTAGAATTGCTATTAATATGCCTTATTTCTCTCCAAAGCAAATCCTCTACCTGACGTGCTGTCGGAGCAGTCGATATTACTTTTGAATTCGGAAACGTAGACAAAAACCACGCAACAACGTTAGCCGTAGTAAATGTCTTTCCGGCACCATTACAAGAACGTACAGCCGTCCTATGGTAGTTTTTAACAGAATACATTATTTCTTTTTGCTTCGACCACAGAGTAGTCATAGCCACGACGTTTTCCACGAAAAAAGGAGGGTATTTCACACCTTTTTCAAAGAGACGTCTTAGTTCACTCGTTGAAGAAGGCATTTACTTCCTCCTGTATGGCGTTAAACATTGTCTGTAAAATAGACTCAACCAGCACGTTTACAGGTGCATTTCTATGCGGAGAACGCTTATGATGCTGTTTCCCCTGCGGTGTTTTATAATAGGCAGTCAACGCGTTATAAAGCTTTCCACAAACGTTGTCATAAGCAGAGCTTACACTTGGATAATTACTCTCAATTAAGTCCTGTTTTACAGCGTTCATTATGTCAATTAACGTCATTTTGTCGGTTTTAGTCGTTATCGTCATCATCTTTAACCTCCGTATAATCAGTAACTTCTATTGGTTTATATGTATTCGCCTGTTTTGCCAATTCGCTCCATGTGTGTACTATTTCACCCGTTACATTAACATTTTGGCTTGACTTTGGCTGATATGCTGTTTTTCTAGCTTTCAACGCTTCAAGAAGTAGTTTGTCTGACCCTTCCATAGCTCTGCGTATAAGTTCTTCTTCTAATACGTCTGTAACCACTTCTGCTGCGGTCACAAGGGCTTCACTAAATTCTTCGTCATTAAGCCATTCTTTGACGATACGATAAGGCACACCTGCTATTTTTGCCGCTCTTGTTCGTGTTCCTGCAACTGCGTAGGCAACTATATACGTTTGCTGGTGTGCGTTAAGGGAAGTACCGGAAAAATCAAAAAGCTTTTCTGCGTCAGGTATAAGCTCTAGTGCTTCTTTGATATTGATTTTAAGACTCGGTGGAGTTGGGGCAGGGGCAGGGTTAACGCCTTCTAAGACCAAAGGCTCCGGCATAGACGTTTTTTCAACGTTGGTTTTGTTTAAAATAATTTCATCAGCTTCCTCAATAATTAAATCCAAATCTACAAGATTTGACATAATACACCCCCTTATGATTATTTTAACGCATGAACGCAAAATTTGTCAATAAAAAAACCAACGCCCCACCAAGCGTTGGTTTTAAAAGGAGTTACCTATGAGCTACAGGTAAGTGTTTACTTTGTAATAGTCTATCACAACTATAACTTTTTGTCAACTAATTTTAAGTTATTATACAACTCTAATTTATCAAAAATGTCATTGAAAATCCTGTTAACTTTTCCTGTATCACTCATTCTAGTTTTCCTTCTAACGGTTTTTGTGTAAGTCCATACAAATCCTGCATAGACTTAGACCCTTTCTTTAACACAGCGGCTACCTGTATAAGCTCTGCTATAGCGTCAACAGTTTCATAGTATAGCCGGTCTGCTACGCTAATTATGGCATCCGGGTTGTCATTTTTTACGAATCCAAACATAGTATCAACACCATTATTAACGTCGTTTAATATGTCAGCGACTTCGTCAAGTTCTTCGCACAATACGCCGTAAAATTCGTGTTCTGAATTAAAACGCTTTTGATATATGCTTTCAGAAACGTCTATTTCAGCTTGCACTAATTGATTAATGGTTGTATGACTAATATTACGTATGTCATCTTTTAAAACATGTTTATCTTTGTCTGAAAGACTATGATTTAAAAGCCTTTTTTCTGTTAAAGTGTGCTTAATAGTCTCTTTTTTAAGTGCCAGCATGATTTCTTCAAACGATACCTGTGTTGGTATCTTAAATGGATGTACCTCTGGTTGTGATGATTGGTTAACCTTGTTTTCTGACATTATTAGCCCCCCTAATATAATTAATTCCAAAATGCTTAATATACTTCGTCATACGCCTTTCATACTCTTTTTTTGCGTCAGCTATACAATCTAACACAGATTCATACATGTCAGTTATATAAGCTTTCGCAACTGTACTTCCGCAACGTGCATAAGCCCTTCTAGTATGTTCTAAAACGTCTTTTTGAAGCTGCTCAAAGATGTCATATTCCGGACTAGTGTTTAGTGCCATTCGATTTCTCCGATGTATTATGCTTTATGACGTTCTTTTTCGCAACCTCTAATTTTGACTTTGACGTTGTTTTTGCTTTCGCTGATTTACTGGATTTTGCATGAAAGTTATACGTATCCTGACGTATCTGTTCTATTGCTCTGTCTGGATTAGCGATACGACCCAGATAATTTGCACCACCTGTAACACCTGTCATAAGACTGGATAAGAGTGCATTGCCTAAGACTTGTTCAAACTGTGCGTCATTAATAATACTAATGCATAACTCAGGTGTTTTGACGTATTTACTTAAAACGTCACGTAAGCTTTGTTTAATGCGTGACATGACTTCAGTGTTGATATAGAAATTAAAGTCCTGTATTAAAAGATTCTTTGCGTCTTTTAACACGTTTGCTCTCTGCTCTAGTTCTTCTTCGATTTGTCTTTTTAATTCGTCATTCATAGATTGACCCCCTTAATTTATATACCAGACCACAGGGTGGTGATGAACTTGATAAAAACTGGGGAAGTTTGTCGGTTGAAGCCAGTTTTCTTGTTAATTTTTCCCTGTGGTTGGCTCTGTGAATAGAATAGCACACTTTTTTGGAATTGTCAACAAATTTTTCACGAAATTTGACAAATTTTTGTGTAAATTGCTGTAAGAAGGCTCAAAATGGCGTGGGGAGGAGGTAAAAGGTACTCCGAAATTTTAAAAGAGATTGAAATTTTAAAAAATATTTTTTAAAAGAAGGTATTTTTAAAAAATATTTTTAAAGAGAGGGGAGTCTCCCTAGGGGAGCGTCTGCTAAGGAAAAAATACCCATATATTGGAAAAGGTACTTCCGATTTCGTTTGACATTAATTTACATTAAATACAGTTTATTTCATTTTAATTTAATAGAAATAAATAGAAAATAAAACTATAAAATTTCATAGAAAAATTCAAAAAACTTTTAAAAATAAATTATGTTATTGTCTGTAATGCAGTCATATAGCACATTACAGACAACAAAAAAAGTTTTAAAAAAAGTATTGACAAACTTGTCATAGTGTGCTATGATGTTATTGTCGAACGTTTTCGCTCGACAAATAAAAATTTAAGGGAGTGTTGTTGCATGTTTAAGAAAGAAATAAGTTTGTCAGCATCAAGAAAAGTGAGAATTGAGACAAATACGTACAAGGGCAAAGAGTTAGTCAAAATTTGCCCAATGTACGTAAGTACAGAGGGTGGGGAGGGATTCTTTAAAGGTCAAGTGACCTTTAAAGAACGTCAGCAGCTTGTAGATTTTATTGCAAGATGTAAAGAGTTACTGTCATATGCAGACAGTAACAAATTGTGGGAACAAAAACCCACGTCAGACAATGAAAAGTTATTAAAAGTCCTGCTACAAGCAGGAATAGACGCCGAAACTGCGGCGTCAATCATAAAGGCGCAACAACCGGCTAAAAAGCCGGTTGAAAAGCCGAAGCCAAAACAGGCTGAAAAGCCGGTAGAATTAGAGATTGAAAATATTCTGTCGGCATTGACGCCGATAGAATTAAGAAAATTAGGTGCGAAATTAATGCACGTAAAATAGTGCATTATTTCTACCAAAAAAAATCAAAGGAGGTTGAATTATGAACAGAATAGTAATAATAAAAAAAATAAAGAAGGAAGTCGATGAATACATCGACATCCTGGAACAGTGGGAAGACTCCAACTGCAATCTTCTCTACGAAGATATGAGACGTAGAGAAGAAGATTTGGCAGATATCTGCCAAGCCTACATCAAAGATGTAGGCAAGTACGGATATTAACAGTCCGCGGGAGCTGCGAATCCCGCACCAAAATTATCCCCGCACGGGGAAATAAAAGGAGGTTATCCATGAGTAAACAAATAAGAGTAATTTGTAAATCAATAACAATTGAGGGTATACGTTATACCCTCAAAAAAGGGGATTGTTCCACGGAAATATGGAACAATCCAGAAAAGCTGGCGAATATGCCAGAACATAAAGAAAAAGTCTTAGAACGTGCCGCCACACGTTCGTGGGATAACAGAAAATTGTTATCAGTACGCAATTTTCTGTTAAGCAATTAAGGGGGTTGAACACCCCCTTTTTTTACGCTTATTTTTACACTTATTTTTACGCTTATTTTTACGCTTATTTTTAATTTTTATGCTTAAAAGTATTATAATATTATATTTAATATAAAAATAGTTTTTTGCATATATTTTACGTGATTAATGCATAAACTATTAAGTTAATAGTGGACTGCTCAAAATTGAGCCGTCTATATTTTTATACTATTAAGGCGTATTTTACGCCTTATGTGTACGTTATAAGCTATTTAGGGGTTTATGTCTATTTTTCTATAACCTTGAAGCTCGTTGTCGTATCGTCATGTCGTCATGTCGTCGTATTATCGTGTCGTCGAATCGAACGTCGTAACATCGACGTGACGTCGTAACGTTGCAGCGTGACAAAAACGTCATAATTCGTGACATTTAACGCACGTGACATTTAACTCACGTGACATTTAGCTCATGCGTTAAATGTCAAAAAGCCGGACACGCTTGTCACGTGACATAAAAGGGGAGTCTCCCTCCCTGTAATGACATCCTGACATAATTACCTCTCATACTATCATAAGTCCGCTACGCCAAAGCCTGCTTACAGCCTTCGCCAGCCTTCGCCAAATTCTTTATTTTATCGTTTCCACATTTTGTAATTGATTTCCGGGGAAGGAAATATTCCTTACCACGTTCCCCCCTATAAGGGGGGGGAACTGTGTGTAGGAATAATTTCCAATTCCCAAAATTTTCCATGGTAATATTTTCCACACAGACAAGGTGGTAAAGAATACAGCGTGATATTACTGCGTTACAGCCATTTTACACTTTTTTCTAAACGCTCCATAATGAAGAATCGACCTTAACATATTCCAGTAAATACGTGTAAATCTCTGTAAATATATTGCTCTATTCCTACACATTGACAGCGTTTTTTTGAATTTTCACTGGTCAAGAATACAGCCCGGAATATCAACGTTTGTTATTTATTCCCACACATTGACAGTAAATAACAAAAGGCTTTAAATCAACCTTTCGGGGTTTTACCATATTTTAGGCTATAATTTGACAGAATTTTATTAAAATTGCCTTGACTTTATCTGACATTTTTCGTATAATATGAAACACAACTCAAAATTTAAGGGGGTTTTTTATGTCAAACAATAAAAAGAAATTAACAACGACTGTTACGATTCAAAGCGAGCCGTTAATAGACTTTTTACGTGACAAATGTGTCGTAGATAACGACACGCTTAATAACACAGTTAAACGCATAATCGAAGATTATGCTGCTATGATTAAACGAGGTAAAGATGTCAACGAATTAGCAGAACAGACAATACATAAGCCGAAATTAAGCACACATAAAGACCGAGAACGCTTTGGTACACGTACGTTTATGCTTCCTGTGGGTAACGTGTTTTGTTGGGGTGTGTATAAATTAATAGACGAATCACAAGTCTCTGTGGATAAACCCATGCACGTGTACGAGCCACAGGAGAGCTATTACCACATGGCGTATTCGTCGCCGTGGTGGTGTCCACAGGACAAAATTCAAGATATACGTGACTTAGTAGACGAATTAGACGGCTTTAGTCTTAACGTCGGTGTGTTAAACGGAGGAAACGAGTATATGCCTCACGTCATAAATGATAAAGATGACGAGCGTAAATTAAACGGATATTGGCACGTCAATACTAAAGGTGTGTCGGCATTAGTCGGTGATACACTTATATGGCTTACTATTGATGACGTTGATAAAGCTAATAAGACGTTACTTAAAACTACGCGTATACCATGTTATATTCAAGTAGATATAAATAAATATACTAATGACTCTTTCTACGCTTCTATATTTGATAAAGCTAATTATTATTTCATGTATTATTATACCCATGAACAGCCTATTGAGCTTTAGCAAACCATTGGTATGACTGGCTTACACCACTTTTTTAAAAAAAGTGCTTGACTTTTTTGGAATGATGTGCTATTATGTTCACACTGGTTGGTTGAGCCAATTTTTTTAAAGGGAGTGGTATTATGAGTATAGTATTACAATTCGTAAACGGTGCGTATAATGTAAGTGAAAAAGAGTGCTTAGTACAATGTAATACGTCATCTTGTGAAACATTAACGTTAGGAAAGCAATACGTCGCAAAATTAGACGGAAAAGGAAAGTTTAGAGTTAAAAATAATTTAGGGAAATGGTCTCCGTATTCGTCAAAAAATTTCACTATGGTATCATCATCAATACACGGTACCGTTCATTCTGTTAAAGTGACGTCAAGTACGACGTCAAGTGAAACAGAAACAGAAACAGAAACATCCGTAAAAACGGAGAAAAAGGAGGAGTTTATGAGTAAACGTAAAATTACAGCACGTGATTTTTTATTAAACGAGGGTGTTCCGGTTAAAACTATAGATGCTATGGTTGCGTACAGGAATAGTGCACCTATCGTAGACGAAGAATTGAAAGCACGTATACCTAAAATTAACGGAAACAGGTTATTCCGAGGAGGTAGCGTGTTAAGACAGGTAATAACGAATCTGCTTGCCGGTAAAAATGTTATTTTAGAAGGTGAAAAGGCCACAGGAAAGAACGTTCTTGCTGAGAACATGGCTTTTTATTTTCAGCGTCCGGTGTGGAATATATCATGTCATAGTTATACTGACGCTGGTAGCTTAATAGGGAATGACACACTTAGAGATGGTAATATCGTCTTTAAGCCTGCTGGCATAATAGAAGCTGCTAAACACGGCGGTTTCTGCGTTATTGACGAATTAAATATGGCGAAAGCCGACGCAACGTCAGTGTTGCACTCACTCTTTGACGATAGACGTTATATAGACATCCCTGGCTATGACAGAGTGTATGCTCACGAGTGCACACGCTTTATCGGTACTATGAATTACGGTTACACAGGTACTAGAGAATTAAGTGAAGCATATACATCACGTTTTGCAATTATTCACATAGAGCCACTAAATATAGACGATTTAACGGCTTTATTACATATGTCATTCCCTTTTTACAGTACAGACACGTTGAAACTGTTTGCAACAGTGTTTGATGATTTAAGAGAGAAGGCACGTCATGGCGAAATCAGCACTAAAAGCGTGGACTTTAGAGGTATCAAGTCTGCTGTGGATTTATGTACGTACGATTTACCACCGTTTGAAGCTTTACAGTGTTGTATAATTAATAAAGCGTTCGAGCAATACGAACGCACAATAATAGAGGACACAATTAAAACAATTGTGCCCAAAGAAACGAAAAAAATAACTGATTTGATATCACTTTAAGGAGATTAAATAAAAGTCAGCTCGCCGGAACTGTGAGTCCGGCCCAAAAATAGGGTGGCGACCTATCGCTGAATTAAAGGAGGATATCATGAGTAGAGTAATTTGGAGTAAAATTATCGAAGAAAATAGGGAAAAATTAGTAGAGAAAATAGTCAAGACTTTTAAACAAGCGGAAGGATTTGACTCAAGCTGGCATTACGATGTTGAAATCTGTGAGGACGGCGAGATAGTAATAGCCGGTCCTATGTCTCAAGGTTCTCAGACTATGGCAACATGGGAGGGGGAAAGAGAGTTAGTCGCTAGAATTGAGTGTTGGAAGGTAGACATCAACTACGACGAGTGTCTTGACTGGGAAGATGAAAAATTAGAAGAAGAATACAATGCAAGCGAATATGAATATGTAGAAGATTTTATTAAGGTAAAACATCCTTCTTTAGTAGAAGAATGGGAAAAAGTGTACATTGATGACGCCGTTATGTGGTTCCGCGATGGCGTTGATGATATTATCGAGCAGAGAATCAAGGAACTGAAATATGAAGAAGCACAAATAGGGTAGTGACCTATCACTAGAGTATAAGGAGGTTATCGTGAGTTTATTTGAACGTAATGCGTCATTAATTCATACCTATACCAAGGATTACGGTATAGGTGTACAGGTAGGTAGTAACTTTTCTACAGACGGAAAGAACGTTAAAGTTCTTTCCGAACCCATCATGGAAAAATTAGGCATGACGTTTGACCAAATGGAGGCTATGTCACTTCACTCCTGTATGCACGAAGGGGGGCATATACGCCATACTGATATAAACACGACACAAAAAGAGCTAAAGAAACTGCACAAAAAAGGTTACGATATAAAGACGTTGTTTAATATAATAAACATTATAGAAGATTGTAGAATAGACGCTATTGTCGCAAAAGAACGTCCTGGTTATAAAATTATGCAGAAAAAAGCACTTGACGCTGTATCAGAAGCAGGTATTTTAACACCATCATCAAATGCTACGTTTAATATGCTTAAAGGGGTTTGCTTTATTTTGTACGGTACGCATAAAGATAAGCGTTTAAGTATGTGGGATAAAGCAATAAATTGGACAAAAGCTCACGCTATTGCGAATTTGATTAATTGTGCACTCAAAAAAGTCACGTCAACACAGGACGTTATAAAGGAGTCAGTACGTATATATGATTTACACTTTCAGAAAAAACTAATTAAGAAAAATAAACCAACGCAAAGTACAACGCATACTATACAAAATAAAAATGAAAACGAAGAAACTAACGAAGAAATTAACGAAGAAAAAGGCGAAGGCAAGGGAGGCGAGGACGCTAACGAAGATGAAGAAGCCAACGAAGGAGTAGAAGTAAACGATAATGATGAAAAAGAGAGCGAAGGTGAAGGGGAAAAGGAAGATGAAAGAGAAGGTGAAAGTGAGGACGTTGACAGTTTAATTCAAGAAATGATACGAAGTGAAAGTGGTTCTATAAAGAATTTAGTGAATAAAGATAGCAAGGAATATCGACAGGCTGAACAAAAGGCGTGTTCTTCTGAATCACATAAAAAAAATTGTAAAGACAACACAAAATACCAATTAGACCGGCTTGAAGATGATTGGGTGTATCATCAAAGCAATGAGATTGTGGCTTACTTGTCACAAGAGGAACAAACACGTATAAATAAAGCAGTATGTAAAGATATGTTTACAGGTACACGTAGCGTATTTTATCGCTTAAAAAATCAAAAAATTGAACCGTCGGTATCTAAAGACGACTTCTTAGGCGTACAGTATGTAAATAAAGACAAATACTTATCTTATAACGATTGCGTTAGTATGGGTAAATTACTGGCAAAGCACTTAATAGAGCTTTTACGTGCTGCTAGAGAATATGATACGACGCCGTCAAGACAGGGCTTACTAGATATACGCCGTATACAGCGTATAAGCGTTAACGATAATCAAATATTCAAAAAAGTAGAATATAAAAGTGAAGGAGGATATAGAATTGATGTCGTAGTAGACGCTTCCGGTAGTAACGGGGGGAGATACTATCAAATCAGGGCACAACTGCTTGTATTAGCAGTAGCGTGTGTACAAGCTAATTTACCTTGTCGAATAACAATGTTTTCGTCATCTGCAAATATTACAGGGTTAACTGTGTTAAAGGATTATGATGATAAATGTGTGGATGGCGTGTTGAAATATATGTCATCCGGTAGTAATATGGACGGTCTAGCATTTAAAGCTATTTTTGAGGACATTAAATTGCGTGCATTTGATGAAAAGCACATTATGTTAATTTTATCTGACGGTGCCCCTGCATGTAGCCTGTACAGCTTAGATGATGGATCGGGAGAAAAGAGCATAAGACTGTATACTGTACATGAAACATGGACGTCACAGATAACAAGGAAGACTATCAACGTTCAGGAGGACCTGTACCGTACCATAAGTTTAATGCGACGGCACATGCCTGTACTTGGTATATATGTTGGACGTCCTAATAATCTTATTGTGGAACAAGCTACGTTTGGGAATGATTTTGTTTATATACGTACTATGGAGACGTTCGTTAGTCATATAGCGACGTACCTTAAAAAAGTAATAAACTAAAGCACATGCCACGCATTGGTCAAATGTGCCAGTGCGTGGTATAATTTTGATACAAGGAGGGAGTTTATGTTAAATAATCCGAAGCAATATAGAGATATAAAAAGAGTAGTACTTTATGTTGATAAGAGCACTCAACAAGAACTTAAAGCATACGCTCAAAAAACAGGACAAACGTATGCAGAAGTGTTTGTAGAAGCGTTTAAGATGTTACGGGAGATGAAAAAGCATGAACATAGAAAAAACTCTTAAATTATTCCGTGTAATTTGGGGAGAACAAGAGGGCTTTGTGTTTCTGCCTATAAAGGACAAATCTGGAACGTGGAATGATACGTCTTTGCCTTACGACCCAAAAGACATGACAAACATACGTGCACACCTTGAAAAGATAATGTCAAAGGAGTACAATGCATATTGGTGTCCGGTCGTATTTAAGCTGCCACGACGCATTAAAGAAAATGCCTATAAACCACTTGTCTTTTGGGCTGATTTAGATGACGTTGACCCAAGAAAATTAGGAGAGTTAGAACCGACAGTTGCGTGGAAAAGTTCAGACAGGCGGTATCAGGGTTTATGGGCAATTGATTTCGAGGATAAACACGCAGAATATACTCTTGACCAATTAGAAGCCATTAACAAAGGGTTGACGTATAAGGTTAACGCTGATAAATCGGGGTGGGATATAGGGCAGGTACTACGCATACCCGGAAGTATAAACTATAAATATGACCCACCACAGCAAGGTGACATTCTGTGGATTAAAAAGCGTTATTTTCCGCTTTCATCTATGTCTAAAGTCGTTAATGACATAGACGTTAAAAAACCGGAAAAAACAATAGAAACACTTATTTCCGGGTATGATATTCCAAAGCGTATCACTGACTTATTGTTTATTGACCCTTCTGAGGTTAAAGTAGGCGACCGTTCAGAAAAGTTATGGGAGATAGAGACAGCGTTAATTGAAAAAGGTGTGCCTGTGTCTGACGTAATACAAATAGTACAGTTATGTCCTTATAATAAGTTTACAGGCAGACGTAATGAATTAGAACAGATTTGGAAAGAAGTAGTTAAAGCAGAAAAACATGTACGTGAAACACATTTAAGTAAAGTCACGATTACAGATTCCTCGAAAGAAATAAAAAACGCTGAAGATGACGATTTTATTAAAAACTTTGAAGAACTAGTATCACAGCACCTTGACCCCCCAACGTGGCTTGTGCAAAATATATGGCAAGAGGGTACGTATGGTATGATAGCAGGAGAGCCAAAAACGTATAAGTCCGTACAAAGTACGGATTTGTGTTTATCAATTGCGTCAGGCAGTCCATTTCTTAACAATTTTCAAGTCGAAAAGTGTGGAGCAGTATTATACGTTCAAGAGGAAAATTCTGAAAATACTGTACAAGATAGAGTTAAAAAGATGGCAGTAGCAAAGGGTATACTTTCCGGCGGTGGTTCAATGGCAAATATACCGTTCTATTCGATTAGCAATAAAGGCTTAAATTTTAAAGAAAAAGAGAGCAGAAAACTCCTAGAACAATCTATTGCTATGATACGTCCTCGTTTTGTTGTACTTGACCCATTATATATGATGTTTGGAGACGTAGATGAAAATAGTGCAAAAGAGGTAGGAGACATACTACGTTGGTTAACGTCATTACGTAATAAGTATCAATGTTCATTATTAATATGCCATCATTATAACAAAGCAGGTAAAGATTCTACACGTGGAGGACAACGTATAAGGGGTACTGGAGCGTTTCACGCATGGGTGGAATCAGCGTTATATATTAAGGCAACCACAGAAGAAGCAAAAGTTAAGATAGATAGAGAATTCCGGTCGTTTCCGCCTATGTCTGAAATAGAACTTGATATGGAGTTAGGCGACCCGGGTGAGCTCATGTATGCTCCACGCATTTATACACATACTAACGTCAAGTCCTCAGAAATGAATATGAAAAAAGAGCAGATTATGGACGTTGTAGCAACAATGTCACGTACAAAAGCGGAGATTAAAGCACTAACAAAATTATCACGCAGAGATATTGATAACGGCTTAAACGAACTTGTATCAGAAGGTATAGTGTGTAAAATGGGAACAGGAAGTAAATCTGACCCTCTTAAATTTAGAGTGTCGGCAGACCGTTAAGCTATTAAGACGTAAGAAGGCAACGTTTTAATAAATAAAATAATATATTAAACGTTTTGTTATGTTGACTAACTATCCATAGAGACGGGGGATGCCTTCTACCCCGTAAAATAAAGGAGAGTGAAGGAGAATGAGGTTGACGATAGAGGAAGTACGGGAAATTGAGAAGCAAATATTAGAAGAAGGTCATTGGGTTGGAGCAGGGCAAGACATTAAAAATGTTTTTGACACAATAGAAGCCTTGCAGACTGAAAACGACAAGCTAAAAGTTGCATTAAAAAATATGTTGTTTGTATATAAGAATAAAGACTCAGATTGCCCGCATGATTTTGAAATTGAAGCTATTAAATTAACAAATAAGTTGCTATCAAAGGAGAGTGAAGGGGAATGAAAAAAGAGAACGGATATTGGGTTGATGGAAATGGTAATAGATGGAATACAAATAAATACACTAAGCACAGAGCAGAAGAATTAAGCAAATCATTAATTAATTGTACTAATTGCAGTGATTGCAGGGGTTGCATTGGTTGCATTGATTGCAGGGGTTGCAGTAATTGCAGGGATTGCAGTGATTGCAGGGGTTGCATTAATTGCCTTGATTGCAGGGGTTGTCTTGATTGCAAGGGTTGTAGTGATTGCAGTGATTGCAGTGATTGCAAGGGTTGTAGTGATTGCAGTGATTGCAGGGATTGCAGAGGTTGCAGGGGTTGCAGTGATTGCAGTGATTGCAGGGGTTGCATTGATTGCAGTGATTGCAGGGGTTGCATTAATTGCCTTGATTGCAGGGGTTGTCTTGATTGCAAGGGTTGTAGTGATTGCAGTGATTGCAGTGATTGCAGGGATTGCAGGGGTTGTCTTGATTGCAGGGGTTGCAGGGGTTGCAGTAATTGCAGGGATTGCATTGATTGCAGGGGTTGCATTGGTTGCATTGATTGCAGGGGTTGCAGGGGATGTACTGGATTTTCGCATAATCCTGCGGTATACGGAACGCAACTAATCGGCTCCCGGTCTGACGTTACGTATTTTTATTATTATAACAAAAAAATATACGTGAAGTGCGGGTGCTTTTGGGGAACTATAGATGAATTTGAAGAAAAAGTTAATAGTACACATGGCACAAATCAGTATGCCAAACAATATTTTGCAGAAATTGAAAAGGTAAGAGAATTATTTAAGGAGAGTGATTGAAATGACGAAGTATGACGTGTTATTTTATATTATATTGGCGATAGCCATAATACTGATTATCGTTGGTTTTATAAAAGCGTATAGAACATATCGTGAAATACATTCAGTATTAAATGACGTCGAAGGCATGTTATACATTATGAAAGGAGGCTTTTGATGAAAGTTAAGTACACGTTTAAAAAGCGGCCTGCTAAATTCCAAGCTGACGCCTTACAAAAAGCGTTATTGCACGGCAGCTATGGGATATTTTTTGAACAACGTGTAGGGAAAACACGTGTGGCAATTGACTATTGCGGTGTACAGCACCTTGCTAAAAAAGCAAATATAGCACTTATAGTGTGCCCTCTTTCTGTGATTTATGCATGGGAAGAACAGATAGCACAATACTTTCCGTATGATTGTGATATACACTTTTATCCAGAGCGAATTGCCCAACGAGATAAGTTGCTGGAGAGTATTAAGCAACGTCACACTACAAATCCGAGTAAGATGTCGTTTATTATTGCTAACTATGCACGTCTAGCTACGTATACAAAAAACAAATACGTGGAGATAGAACGCCTTAAACGTCATCTTAATATTGACGTCTTAATTTTAGACGAGAGCCATTTAGTTAAAAACCACAAAAGCAGGCGTCATAAAGCATTATACAAGCTGGCAATGACTATACCTTATAGGTTGTTATTAACAGGAACGCCTATCGCCAAGCATTTTTACGATATTTTTGGGCAGTTTCGCATTATGAACGATAGCGTTTTTGGACACAGATGGGCGGATTTTAAAGAAAATTATTGCACTATGGGGGGATTTAAAGGCAAAGAGATAACAGCGTGTAAAGACCCTGCAACATTATCTAAACTTATGGCTAAGTATTCTTATCGTGTATTGCGAAAGGATGTTATAAATGAGGTTGACGTAGAACACGTCACTATACCCTTACACTTTACACCTAAAGAAAAAGCTCTATATGACGAATTAAAAAATAAGTATATCGTGGAATTAGAGAAAGAAACAGTAGTTAAAGCTGATTTTGCTATTACACGTTTATTGCGATTACATCAGTTTTGTGGGGGTTTTATTCCAGATGACGAAGGTGATTATTTTCAAGTCAGTAAAACAAAGCTCAATGCTACTGTGGACTTGCTTGAAACGTTAGTTAATGGTGGAGAGCATGTAGTCGTATTTTATAAATTTAGACATGAAGCTGACGAACTATATAGTGCATTGTATAAAAAACGTTTTAAAATAGGACGAATAAATGGGGCAGTATCAGCACATGTAAGACGAGATGCCATAAATGATTTTCAAAAAGGAGAGCTTGACGTAATTCTTGTACAGATAGCGACTGGCTGTATGGGAATTACACTTGACGCCGCTCATATTAACATTTTTTACAGTATGGATTTTAGCTTATCTAACTTCAATCAAGCGAAAGACCGAGTAATGGGGCGAGGACAGAAAAAACCTGTAACTAATTATTACATGGCGATTAAAGGTACTGTAGACACAAAAATAATGCGTACTCTTCAGAAAAATCAACAAATTGCGGATTTATTGGTCGATAATTGGCAGACATTTTTTTCTTGACAAAAATGTATGCTTAGGTTATAATCACTTTATGCTTATAATTTGTATATTGCTGGTAAACGCTGGAAATGTTTGTGTGCAAAATATGAGTATAAATTAATCAAAAGGAGTGTATATTATGTTATTGATTCAAAATTTTGGTGTAGATTTAGGAACGTTGTGTATTAAAACGTCAAGAGGAGATATTTTTCCATCAGGTATATCAGATAAATTTGTCAACTTAGCTATCAATACGTTAGAAGTAGATGGAAAAAAGTATCGTATGGGTTTACATCCACAGGATAGTTTTTATGACGTTAATATTGATAAGAGTCGTAATCAGAATTTACGTCTTTGTTATCTGTACGCTTTAGTTAAAGATTTACCTGAGAGTGTATCATCTGTCACGTATGATACAGTGCTTACAGTGCTACCGTTTACACAGTGGGAAAATGACGAAACCGTACAGCGATATAAAAAGACGTTAGATTGCTCTAAAGGTATAGTCGTTACAATTAACGGACGTAAAATAAAACTTACGGTTAACAACATAGTTGTTACACCAGAAGGTTTTGCGGCATACGAGAGTTTAGGTTTAGATGGAAAACCTACGCTGATGTTTGATATAGGGAGTCGTACAATGCACGTACTTCGTTTTAATAATGATGAATTTATCGAAGGCTATACGGAACCTTATGGTATTTTATCTACATTACAGAAGTTGTCTAATCTTATACAGAAACTATGTGGTGTGTGTATACCAGCAGAAGACGTGCCCCGTATACTTTTTGACGATTATACGCTTAAAGTAGACGAAGGTGTTAAAAATGTGGCAGAGAGTGTTATTGACATTTTAGATTCAGCTTTTTACCTTATGTACACAAAGGTTAAAACACGCTTTTCGAGTTTTGATACCATAGAACACTTTGTGTTTATTGGAGGTGGAAGTTTAGGTTTTGAGCCTTCTATACGACGTTATTTCAAAGAGCCTATAATACCTGTTAATGCTCAAACTATTACAGCCGAGTCGTTAACTAAACTTGTGGAAGGAGTGGAAGAATGATTAAATGGGAAGACATAACGTCTTACAGTAAAAGTAACAAGACAAGAACGCCAAGAGTCCTATGTGCTAGCATAAATGGCTTAGAAGTGATTGTACATAAGCATATCTATTATGGTGAAAAATGGCTTCTTACGTCACATGAACTAAATTTAAAAGGAGTACCGTTAGACACGAATGACTTCAAAAAAGCTAAAGAATATGCTTTACAAATTATAAACGGTGTTTTAAAAACACTAACAGAACGGTATAGTATATGTTTAACAATTATTAAAGAAGAAGGAGGAGACGCCTATGCAGAGTCGTAACGTCAGTTTTAGTGAATCAGAACGAGATAAGATGATATTGAAAGTGTACGACGCAAACGGGAAGTCAGCATTTGCAAAACATGCTATGTATGAGTATATTATTAATCATCAAATTCTCATGGGTGTACAAGAACCACAGAAAGAGAAAAAAAGTAGTATAAAAAATAAAAAGACTATGTTTAAATAGGAGGGGCAACTATGAAGTTAACTAACCATGCTATTTCTCGGTATGCTGAACGTACCGGGATTGACTTTTTAACGGCGGCAGAAGAATTAAACTCAACGTTAAAAAGTGATGACGTAATTGAGTGTAACGCCGTTGCAGTAGAACGCTTTGGTTTTACAGTAAAAAAAGCAAGAAAGCACAAATACGACGTATTTTACGTTTGGAAAGAGCCGTTGATTAATAATGACTACATGTGTGCTGTTAAGCAACGAGGAGCTATAGTTACTGTTATGACAACGGCTTGTTACGCTTTTCGAAATGAAAACAAGCTGACTAAAAACCGATTAAAAACGTTATAGGAGGTGTGATTATGTGGGGAGCAGGAAGTACGCTGACAGGAAATATTATGGTTATTGACACAAAGATGTCATGGATGGAGCAAAAAGCGGAAACGTTGATGAATACGGAGTCTGGAGAGTTTTTATTACAAGCATTAAGCGAAGCACGCATACCAATTAATGACGCCTATTTTACAAAGGCTATAAAAAAACCGGGTATAGGCTGGACTAAAGAAGTTAAAGAAGATATGCGACAAAAACTTTACGACGAAATTGACAAACTTAAACCGAGGTATATTATAGGTTTTGGCAAAGAAACGCTAGATTTATTATTTAGAACAACAGCAATAACTAAACATCATGGCTTTAGACACTTTAATAATATACCAACTACGATAACATTTTCAGCGTTAAACGCTATTCGTAACCTTGCGTGTCAAGAGCTATTTCGCACTGATTTAGATTATGCCCGAGCACATATATGTAAAGAAATAGACAAGCCTTGTCTAACCTTTAAACCTGTTTTGATACACTTTAAAGAGCAGCTTTTAATCCTTAAAAAGTTTATGTTACAGGACAATTTTTCGTACGACTTAGAAACAAAAAAAGATGGTACTATAACTATGATGGGTGTGTATCTTGAACAAGGCACTTGTGTTATAATTCCCTTTGATACTAGATTTCACACAAACTACACGCTTGATGACGTACACTCCTGTTTACGTGAAATTTTTGCAAGTAAAACCACAGAAAAGATTGCTCATTACTCCACGTTTGATAACGACAAGCTTAAAAAGCTAAATATAGACGCTTATACGTCATTTGATACTTACTTGGCAGCATACGTACTTGGTGAAGCTAAACTTGGATTAAAAGCGTTAGCACGTAAGTATTTTTACGCTCCTCCATATGACGAGGGCATAGAATTTAAAGACGAGTTAACAGAAGAAGAATATAAGGATATGGCGATATACTGTGGTTATGACGCATATTATACATATAAGTTGTATAAACGATTTGACGCCATGTTAGACGCAGATAAGAGTTTAAACGCCGTGTTTAAATATATTATGATTCCCGGTAATAGAGTATTACAAGAGATAAAGAATACAGGTATATATGCTGATAAGAAAACGTTAGATAGCGTCACTACACAAATAACGCAGGAGAAAGAGCTATTTGAATCAAAACTAAAAAATGCTTTGCCTGTCGGGTATAAAGAATTAAACCCAAACTCAATAAAACAATTACGAGAACTATTGTTTAAAAAGCTTAAACTAACACCTGTTAAAGCAACTGCTAAAGGTGTGGCGTCTACAGACAGAGAGTCTCTAATCTATCTTGCGGAGGAGCATGAGATACCTAAGCTATTACTGGAGTATAGAAAGCGTGAAAAATCTATCAACGGGTTTTTAATGCCGTGGCAAGAATATATAAAAGAAGATGGCAGACTACATACTACGTATAATATAGCTAAAACAGCTACAGGTCGTTTGTCAGCACAAGACCCAAATCTACAACAAGTGCCTAGACTTAAAGCTATACGTGGCATTATTACAGCTAAACCGGGTTACACGTTAATTGAAGCAGACTACTCACAAATAGAATTACGAGCCGCCGCTCATATCGCAAACGAAACACGCATGAAAGAAGTCTACAGAAATGGCGAGGACATACACATGCTAACTGCGGCGTCAATAGCACGATGCAAATTAGAGGACGTAACGTATGAGTTGAGAACGAAAGCGAAAGCGGTTAACTTCGGCTTCTTATATGGTATGTGGTGGGTAAATTTCAAATCATACGCTTTTTTGTCTTACGGCGTTAAACTAACAGACGCCGACGCTCAACTTGCGAGAGACACATACTTCAAAACATACCCAAAGCTACTACCTTGGCACGAAAGACAAATACGAGAGGCACGTAAATACGGTTTTGTACGCACACCCACAGGACGTATACGGTATTTGCCTAACATTAATAGTCCTGACTACATGCTTAAAGGTGAAGCAGAAAGACAAGCAATTAATACGCCTGTACAGGGTTTTGCGTCAGATATTACGGTACTTGCAATGATACTTATAGACAGGAACTTAAAAAAGCATTATGGTGATAAAGCATATCTTGTAGGACAAGTACACGACGCTATACTTGTTGAAGCAGAAAATAGTATAGCATATGAAGTAGGCGTACTGGTTAAGAGTGTTATGGAAAAGTTACCTGTGGTTTTAGAAAAATACTTTGATGTTGTGCTTGACATTCCGCTCATAGCGGAGGTAGAGCTTGGTGCTTGGGGGTCAGGGGTTGATTTGAAAAAATTTAAAAAAATTTCTTGACAAGAGTGTCAACTTGTGTTACACTTATGTCAAACAGCACAGAAAGGAGGGTTTTGCATGAAAGTAGTACCAGTTTCAAAGGCTATATTAAGGCGTAGACCTAGAAAAATAAGATACGCTTACGTAGCGTCCTCTCCAGAAAACGTGCACACAGGTTGTAGTCATTGGGGGCTTGAATCAACAGATAAGAAGTACGGCGTTAATTCACTATATCTTGTCGATTTGTTCAAACGAAAAGTAATACCCGTAAGTGAACCTGTGCCTCATTTTTTAAAACGTTGGAGATATGAATACACCAATCCTAAGTGGGATTACGAAGAAGATATACTAAAGGGTATACCAGTGCCCGGAAAGGAGAAATAACTATGGCTACAGGAAGTGCTAGTAAGTTAACACGTTGGAGACGTTGCAGAAAAAAAGCGTGGTATAAAGACATGAAGAAAATACAGCGTAAAGTAAAGTCAATTGCTCCAACAAAAGGTTCACTGATTCATGCTTGTCTTGAAGAATACTATAAAGGGGGTGACTGGACAAAACCAATAAAAGACTTTAAACCCGAGAATTACATGGAACACGTATTTGACGAAGAACGTGCTGAGTGGGTTAAACTACAAGATGAAGCTTATAGAATTATGCGTGGTTATATAGCCGCTTATAAACAAGTAGATAGTATGCATAAAACGCTGACTACAGAAGTTAGAGTAGAATTCCCTATACGTAATCACACGTTTAAAGGAACGATTGACAGAATTTACGTCGATTCAGATAATATCGTCTGGATTCAAGACCACAAAACAGCGTCAGCTATACCACAGGAAAGGGAGTTATATTTAGACTTTCAGACGCTTATGTACTTTGAAGCGTGTAAATACGACAAAAACGTTAAAAAACTAATTGGTAACAGGACGTTAGGCGGAGTAATATTTAATCACATTCGCACAAAAGCCCCAAGAGAGCCGAAACTGCTTAAAAATGGGTCAATATCAAAAGCTGCTTGTGATACAGACGTACATACGTATTTTTCAACGGTTAAAAAGCACGGACTTAACCCTGATGATTACGTAGATATGCTACCAAAGCTACAAAATAATATTTTCTACAAAAGAACTAAGATACCTATAAACCAACAAACGATAGACCAGTTGATTGCAGAAGCAGAAGTAACACTCCTTGAAGTCGATATGTATAAGCGTAAGTTTGACGAACAAGGCGAGGACGCATATAGATATTTTACACGTACAATGTTAAAAAACCGTTGTTCATGGGATTGTGAATATTATCCCATATGCGTTGCAGAATTAGCCGGAATGAAAACCGAAACTATACTGCATGACGAGTATGAGCCACGTGATACACGTTATGATGACGAGGATTTTGAGGAGGGTGATGATGAACTATAAGTTTAATCCAAAAGACGCACAGTTTAAAATTACAATACGTGACAGAAAACAGATATTATATTTTGATGAAGGTACAGCTATAGCGTTAGTCGTAAAAAAAGAATTACCGCCACGTGGCGTAGCTAACGCTATATGTACTCTAGCAACCACACAGGATAAACTTATGATGGCAGGGGATTTAATGGAATCGGCGTTGAAGGACTGTATGGAGATACGCCCCATACCCTTAAATCGTAAGGCAAGAGAAGTAAGTGAGACGTTAAAAACGTTGAGTGATAGAATAATAGAAAAATTATATGAAATGGAGGAGGGGTAGTATGGCGAGTAAAAACGCACCGCTTGAATTGGTTTTAGAGACTGATACCGGAGCAGACGTTACTTTAGACAACACCAATACACTGACAATAGATGACGTAGAAGAACATAAGCCCGAAGAAGAAGCTATTATACCGATTGACAAAATTGAAAAGATTAAACCCGGAAGTACGCTTGGTGTATCGTCAAAAATTGAAGGTAATGTCGTGTCATCTTTAATCGTTGACGTTGATGAAAACTTACAATCTCCTGTATGGTGTATATACGGGAAAAACGGAACAGGAAAAACGACGTTGCTTTCTACTTATCCCGGAATGTTAATTCTTGCTCCAGACGAAGGTACGCTGGCGATAAGAGACAAAGCAAAGGGTAAGGCTAAAAAAATCGAAATTAGTGAGTGGAATAGAGTAGAGGGCGTGTATTGGCTACTCACACACGGAAAGCAAATGTATGACGCTGATGGAAACCCTGACGGTGTTAAGATTAAAGCGGCTAAAGGTACGTTTCATGTTAAAGCCGTTGCATGGGATACAGTAACCAGTATTGCACGTGTTTGTATGAGAAATATCGTACTTGGTGAGTCTGAGTCTGACCCAAACAAAGACATCTTGAAAAGGACGTTAAAGAATTGGGGAGATATGAGCGAAAAGCTAAGATATTGGTTACATCAGTTTAAACTTTTAAAGGAAAAAGGCGTTATGAATGTTTGGGTGTTGCAGGAGCACGCTAACTCTGACGAACTTGATTCTGACGAATACAGTATATACCCAGCAATAAACCAAAGTGTAAGGACATACATACTGGAAGAAGCTGATATGATATTTAGAACGTTAATTGGTAAAGACAAGACAGGTAACGCTCAATTTAAAATATCTGCGAAGCCAAATCCATTATACGTCACAAAAGATAGAACCGGTATGTTATCAGGTGTTATTCCAGACCCGAATCTTGAAGCCATGTATAAACATGCGTTCAAGAGATAAATTAAAAAATTAAAAAACTGGAGGTTAAAAGTATGAAATTAAATCTTGATTTTTCAAAGGTAAAGGACACAGCCGAAAGCGTCGCTCCGGGCACGTATAAGGCGAAAGTAGAGGAAATTACAAAAGTAGACGGAGACGAAGCACCGTCAGGACACGCTTATTTAAAGTGGTCACTTAAAATACTTACAGGGAGTGCAAAAGGCTTACACATCAATCATATTACAACGTTAAAGCCAGACGCCATGTTTGGACTAAAAAACACTCTTGAAGCCTGTGGGTATAAAATACCGAAATCCGCTGTATCACTTGACATAGCGAAAGTACTTAATAAAGAATTAGGTATTGAAGTTAAAAACGTTGAAAGAAACGGTAAGACATACCCGAACGTTTCAAAGACATTTAAAGCGTCAGAGTTTATTGACCCTAGTAATACACTCGGTGACGTCATTGAAGCTGACGCTGTTGAGGATGACGATATTGAACTCGAAATACCATCATAAGTATGGACTGTATGAAGCCGGAGAAGGCACAGGGAATTACACCCCTGTGCCTTCTTGTACGTTAACGGAGAATCAAATATTATCCAAAGCTGTTAAAGCGTTGAAAAAGTGGCTTAAAGAACATGACGTAAAGTACATGATAATTAAGCTACACGGAGACGCTTATCAAAAAGCAGGCTTACCCGATTTACTGATTATCTTGCCAAATAGCAAGACCCTGTGGGTGGAATTTAAACGCACAGGAGCAGATACAACTAAATTACAGCAATACACTTTAAAAGAACTATTAAGTTTAGGGCATTATGTTGGTACGTGTGACAACCCAACTTTATTAATAAAAATGGTTAAGGAGGTATTAAACTATGGAAATGTGTGAAAACCCGGAAACTAAATTCCGGGTTTTTTTATGTCTATATATGCGTTGTACCCTTTTTCTATTAGCTCCTGCTTTAGTCTTTCTGCGTTTTCTTGTATCTGAAAGCTGCCGGCAACAACGTTATATAACGTACCGTTTGGCATAGTAGTAGCTAAACGTGGTTTTAAACTAAACACTTTCTCGAACGCTTTAATATACATCTCATTAAGCTGTTTAATTATCCAAGTGCGGTTAAGAAATTTAACGTCTTTTTCATAATCTAAAAATAAATCTTCAGTTAAGAGAGCAGGACACGCCGTATGCTTTAACACGTAAAAACCACTCGTTTTTCTGCCTCTATCCGTAAAGCCGTATTTTGCGTAAAAATTCGCTATAATCTTGTGAAACTGCTCCTGTATTTGCTTTGTCTTTTCTAATGGATAGCGATAAATAAAAGATTCAAAACCACTTTCTAAATGCGTTGATGACGCATTATGATGTATAGACAAAAAGAAATCTGCATTAATAGCATTAGCTTCTGTTGTTCTATCTGCAAGTGACATAAAAACATCTGCGTCTCTAGTAAGCAAAAAAGTACCTAAAAATCGTTTTTGTAATTCAGACTGAATATATACCGCTCGACGTAAATTAATCTCTTTTTCGCTACGATATTCAAAAATCGGAAGGGTTTTACCTCCGTAATCACTCCCCCCATGCCCAGGGTCAATTACTATAAAGGGTCGTGGCAATTCTTCATAACCCCTTATATTAAGTACCACAGCAGGAATATGGTCGTAATCCACAGAAGAATCTTTTCCTTCACAAAAAAGCTCTAAATCGTCCTCATTTCCAAGAGACATAGCAGAATGAGCATTTAACGCCATAAAAGCGTCTTGAAGCTCATACAGAGTACACCTGTTATGCAAAATTACAGGCTGTCCGTTCTCCAGTATGCCTATACCATATCTGTTACATGTTACAGTAGGGCGTTTAATATACCCATTTTCTTTATTAATTTCTACTTTTTTAAAGTTGTCTACAAGATGATAAGAACCACTAAAAATGACGTCAGCAAGCTTAATATCTGTGACACTATAATTTAGCGTTATGCGTATGCCACTATCTCTAATAATACATGCAGGTAAGCCATCAGGTACCGTGTTGTAGACAAGGCCATGTGAAGATACCAAACCACAGGGGCAGCCATTCGCCCCGTGTGGATTAGCACTCATGTTAAGTCCAACGTCTGACACTTCACCGTTAATAGACATTCTTAAATACTCAGGGTCAAACTTAAAGATACGTAACATGATATTTACTCCTTTCTGTTATCTGTTCCATTTTGTAGTATTCATACCGTCCTTGTTCATAATGCCAAGCAGTACGCATATACCACAAACAGCAGTTGCTATAGCGGTTATAGCTTCGCCGTTAACGTTGACGTTAAGAGTCACTAGAATCGTAACGACGTACCCCACTATTCCGAGTACAGTAGCGGTGCTTTTAAGCCTTTTTGCTATTTCCCAAAGAATAGTTTTCATTATTTTACCTCCTTTTTTCAAGTTCGTCTAATCTGTGGTGAGCGGATTTTGTAGACTGCTCCACAACAACCATACGTTCTACGAGATTGTTATGTTTATCTACCTTCTTCTCTAGCTCTTTTATACGCCAGAGTACCGATCCAGCCGTCATAGACAAACCAATAATATTAAATACTATTTGGTACATCACACTGTTGTCCATGTCTCACCCCCAAGACTACGGAGTATAAGAGTTACGTAGTTCTTGCCACGTGGGTACTCTCACCCCCTGCTGTTGAAGTCTTTGTATATAGTCAAGGAGTTCATCCCTGTACTCATAAGCACTTGCGTTTTTAACGCCCATTTGATTTCGTCGAGGTAAGATACTCTGTACAAAGGGTATCTGTCTAGGTTTTGTTACATCTTCTGTTTCTCCTGTGGCTACACTAATACCAGTACCCAAAGCGTCACGTAATAAGTTAGCTATACCAAACTGTTGTCCTAAGTAGTCTACTTTCTTTCCCCAAGGAGCATTAGGAGTACCCTGCCATTTTGGTAACAGTTTGGCTTTTTCTCCTTCAAATTTCTCAATTGGAGCGTTAAGACCAAAGCGTGTATTCGATGTTGATTCAAATGGAAACGTCAATAGCGGATTAAGCATATCAAAAAAATTTGTTTTTGCAAAGTCAGCAAAGCCAAGTTTTAGCCTACTTAAATCTGCTATAGGCAAATTCCAGTTTAGGTACATAGTTGTTCCATCATCATTCATACCAATAGGTAATGCCAATCCTTCTTCTAAATAATCCGGTATAGCTAATTCCTCACCGCCGTTGCTTTCTTTTAACGCTTTATGCGAAGAACGCACAAGATGAAAAATAGCGTTCATTTTACCTGGTTGCATGGCGAGAAGCCTAAGCTGTATAGGTAAATTCTTTCTCATATAGGTGTAATAAGGCATTACAGTACGCAGTTTTCTTTCTGTGGCTGTGATGTCTCTGTAGTCGACGTGAAATTTTCTGACGTCGTCTGCTGCGTCCTCTACGTCAAAACCTTTTTGAAGCCTGTCTACGAAATGAGACAGTCTAGCCCATGTTTCCGTGATGTCTCCAGCATTTTTATAAAGGTCTATTCCCTGTCTTATAACACCATGCTTTTTAACGTTACGTACTTCTTTATTAAGCGTTTTTTGCATATTCGACGCTAAGTTTCCTTTTGATATACCTGACCATATAAGACCCTGCTTTTCAAAGTCTCGCATAATACCTATAGCTGTACGTTCTATTCCGTTAAAGTCATACGTTTTAACTCCACGCACCTTTAAAACTTGTGTAACAAGCTGGTCGTAGTCCATATCTTGAATGACTTTAGGAGCCTCTATAAAAGTTTTCGTGGCGTCATCAAACAACTCTACCGTGCCGTCTTTTAGACGTCTAACTACAGGAGAGCCTTTGAACATAATGGTATCACCTATTATGGCAACAGACTTGTCCTTTAAGTCCTGCATAAGCTCCGCCGCAAGTATGTGTGACTTTCCACTGACACCGGCTGCCCACATATTTGTAAAGCCAACTTCACCGATAACGTTTCTTGCAATAAATGCCGGGTTTAATGACGTTTGAGTCATTTTCATAATGTTAGTCAGTCCTTTAAAGGCGTCAATAGCCCAGTTCTCCGACGTTGTGTTTTTCATAAACTCAGGTATTCGTTGCATGTGTTCAAACAGTTCTTCTGATACATATAACCCCAAATTTTTTATATGATGGGGGGTATGAGGAGACATATTTTTAGAAACAACGTATTCTACACCTTCTACACCATCTTTTATCATCTGCTCTAGTGTTTGCTTGAATAGAGAGTTTTGGCGTACACGGATAGACTCATATTGACGTCGAGCCATAGATTCAATTAGATTTAGCTTTGGCGTAAGCTCCGGTTTCTCTAATAGCTGCCGTGCTACAGAGGGAAATTGACGTTTTTCGTGTGCCCCGATAAATGTACTAAACTTAGCCGATACTTTTTCCTGTGTAGACTTTACGTCAAACTTCCTTTTTGTTTTTTCATAATAACGCCTAACATATGTAGATAAGGCGTCGTCTGTAAACTGCCGTACAGCGTTATCCGCTCCTTCTTCTCCTGCTTTGTAGGCTATGTCATATGTTTCGTCAAATAAAGCTATGGCTTCATTAAAAAAATACGTCATTGAAGCAACCTCGTCAAGCATGGCTAAATCTTCTTTTGTAAGCTGCCCCCGTAATTTGGTTATCCTCTCAAACATAGCTGGATTCTTCGCTTTTAAGGCATTAACGTATGTTTGTGTAGCCGTATCTTCTGCATGTGTGACATATTTCCATAATGCGTCTGCTGCTTCATCTATGCTTTTTTCAATTCTAAGCGTCGCAAGTTGTTGTAATGTCTCACTTGCCAAAAAGCGGTCTAAGTCTACAAACATGTGTGCCGCTCCTTCAATACACTCCTTCGGTAGCGATACTTCTTCGTGAGCGTATTTATTAATCTGCTGTATTATGCGTTCTGTGGTGTCATATACAAGCTTTTTGTCTTTGAGTAAGTTAAGCCCTACATGCTTTGTAGAAAACAAAGGAGCGACTTTATCAATACCGCCTCTTATTGCGTTTCCAAGAACTTCACCAACTATGCCATTGCCTAAGAAAAACTTATTAGCAAGTCCTTTATACACTTCTTTTCCGGCTTTATTTACGGTTTTTTCGCCTGTAACGCCTAGATTCTTAACCACAGGAGTAAGTTCTAAAATAGGTTTTCCTGCGAATTTAAGGTATACACGTTTAGACTCTTTATTGAACGCTGCCGTAAGCTTGCCTACTATTTCATACTCATTTGTGGCTTTTTTAAGCGTACCTGACAAAACGTCATAATCGTCTAATAATTTAGTCATACGCCTTTGCAGTTTACCCGACCAACCAACATTAGAAAAAGTTTTGTCTAAAGACTTAAAAGCAAGGTCACTGTCACCGCCGAACACGTTTTTAAGTGTATTTATAACATCTATTGCGTCGTCTCCGACTGTGTGTTTAACTGCGTCCTCAACGTCCATTTTCAACCGAGCAGTTTTATACTTCGTAATGTTATCTGCGTCGTCGAATAAACTCATAATCTTTTTAGACACAGTCATGCGTTCAGCTTCGCCCATCTTCATAAGCTTTTGGTTTAATTCTTTGCCAAAAAGCTGACCGCCTGTTCTGTTCATGCCCTTACCTGACTTGTTAAATATGTCCTGTGTTATCTGCTCTTGAGCTACTTTTTTCGTAGTTTCCGCTAACTCTGTAAGCCCTGTAAACGTCTTTGGGCTTATTGCGTCTATACCGGCATTAAGTACCTCGTATGCTCTTTTTGGGTCATTGCGTAACATCTTCGTGATATTAAGTATATAGTCTGCGTTTTCACCGTGCTTTCTGGCAATTTTAGTTAAATCATCAACAGACACAGTTTTACCAAGCCTTTTAGTTATATTCTTTGCTACGACGTCTAAGGCGTCGTCTCCGAGATTGGCAGCGGCTTTTTGAGCAAGTTCTTTCATACCGGCTGTCGCCGCAGTTTTACCTCCGAGTTTTCCGGCAACGTTGCTACCTAAAGACATATACGTAGTCGGGTCTAAAGCAACGTCACCAACAAAACCAAGGATATTACGAGCGAGATTTCCGCCTTGATACCATTTTTTACTATAGTCATTCTCCCATCCGATGTTGGATAAAATATCTGTGGTTGACGTTCTCTGCTTACCAGTAATACCCCTCCAACTAGACTTTAACAACTCCCCTATTGAATCGTTTGTAGTATCTTTATCGGTAAGCTGCGTCAACGGGTTAGTTATAGCGTACTGCCCCCTGTTAAGTAAGTCTAACGCCGAGAATAACACGTTACCAACGCTTTTCTTTGGTGGAGGCGTATTACCTGTGGCTGTTATACGTGCTTGTGCTCTGTCTATGACTTTGTAAGGATTGTTTTGAGGCACAAGAGGATTAACGTCATACCATTTGAGCGGTTCCACAGGTCTATATGACGGCAGACTATTTACGGATAAACTTCTTACAGGTGTCCATGTCGACCAGGCCATTTAATTACCTCCTTTTAAACAAGTCCTTTAATAAATCGTTTGTTGTATTTATAATAGGTGTAAAAGTGTCCTTATTAAACAAGCCCGTGAGTAACTCATTAGTTTGCTGCGTATTTTGTTCAAGTTGTCTAGTAAACGAGTTTAGTATAGACGTATCTGTATTACCTGTACTATCTGAATTAGAGTCTTTTATCACGTTTGTATTTGTTTCTTGTGCTCTTAATCCCAATACAGCTATCATGTAATCTTTTATAATCTGAGAAAAAGGCATAGCGTTAATTTGTGTTAAAGCATCCTGTGTAGTTATTTCTTTCTTTTTAAGCTGTTGCTGTAACGTAGGAATTAACACTAATGCATTATTAAAATTAGCATCTGCTCTAGCTTGTTCCTGTAGTTTAAGCATTGCGTCGGCTTCTCTCATTTGTGCTGTTGAATACCCACCACCATAGTTTGTGTCTGGCTGTACGCCATATTGCCATTGAGCTTTCTGCATATCTGCAAATATGCTATCTTGCGTCGTCTTATTTTGCATATTTGCAATTTGCTGTTGAACGTCTTTACCGTAAAGCTCTGATAGCAAGTTAAAGGCTTGTCCTCGCTGATTTGTAAAATTCTGCATACTGGCAATATCGCCCTGCTGTTGCATTTGTGCGTAACCCATTCCAGTATTAGCATTAAGCTGGTCGTAATTAAATTGTGTATTATTACGTAATTGGTCGTAAAAACGTTGAACGTCTGCGTTCATTTGGTCATAATTATACTGCATACCGCTGTTTAACTGGTCGTAGAATTGCTGATTACCACTGTTAAGTTTATCATAATTAAGCTGTGTATCTGCTCTTAGTTGATTATGAGCCAACTGATTACCACTGTTTAATTGGTCGTAATTAAACTTATTAGCTGATAATAACTGGTCGTAACTAAGTCTTTGGTTAGCGTTCATTTGGTCGTAGTTATACTGCATACCTGTGTTTAACTGGTCGTAGAACTGCTGATTTTGTTGATTAATTTGCTGTTGATTCTGCTGTGCTCCTATACCCTCCATACCAAGATTCGCCATCATATTATTGGCATTTGACATAAGCTCATTGACGTTAGCATAATTACCTGCCATAGTATTAATACGCATTTGTCCGATATTTGTCATAGCAGATAATAACTGATTCTGCAAGTCGCCAAAACGTTGTGCGAGAATATTACTCTCTGCGGTCATGTACCCTTTATTCATTTCAAGTAACGTTTTAGCATACTGTCCTGATTGTAGTATGCCTTTAGCGTTTAACTCCTGTATTACCTCGTCTTTTTGCTGTGCAAATTCTTCTTTTAGAATTTGAAAAGCTTGACGCATAGCAGGGTCATCAGCACTTAACTGACTTTGTATAGTGCCTATGACCTGTTCTTCCATAGCGTCAATCGCCTGTATCATAGTGTCTAACTGCTGAACAAGTACAGCCTGCTGGTCTACAGTACCCTGTTTGTACTGATTAATTATATCTTGCGTTTGCGTAGCAACGTTTTCCACAGACATAGCAGATTCACCAACAACACGTGTGTACTCTTTAGCAGCCGGAGCTTGCATATCTTGTGGAACGTTAATATTTGGAGCGTTATACTGCTGTGGATTCTGCAAAGCAGGGGCACTATACGTTTGTGCTGAAGCAAATGGAGTGTAACTCTTTTGCTCAGGAGTAGTAACCGTAGGGGCAGTAAAAGTTGGAGCTTGTACAATTGGTTTATTGTCTACTTTCTTTTTTGCAGGCGTAGGCATATAATTACCTGTGTATCTATCTGCGTCAGGTAATACTTTTTTAACGTTAACTAAAGCGTTATCTATATAAGCGTTAATTTTACCTGCCTGTGTGCCGCTGTTCTCTCCAGTAACGCTGTTACTACCTGTATTATTTTCTCCAGTAGCGTTACTAATAGCGTTATTAACGACGTCTTGCCTTTCTTCATAGGTACTTCTTGTTTCGTCTCCGACAATACCGTCTACTGTAATACCCTTATCTTTTTGATATGCTTTAACGGCTGCCTCTGTTTTTGGACCAAAAATGCCATCTATAGCCCCAAGGTCATAACCGTAACGGGTTAGTCGCTGCTGTAGCTTTCTTACGCTATCTCCAGACATGCCTTTGTATAGTAAATTTGAATTTGAAGTTGATGTCGTAGTAGACGTGTTATTAGACGTAGTAGTCGTTTTACTTGTTTCTTTTTCTTCGGGGGCGTAACTACCTCCGTATGCAGTATAAGCCATAACGAACCTCCTTAAATTTTTGGATATACCAAAATATTTGCCGATAATATTTGTAGGTCATTTAAGCCGTCATCTACATTGACGTAAAGTTTAAAATAGGAGTGTGACGTCAAGTCGCATAGTGCTGATTCTACTAAATCAAGAGTAGTATTTGTCACACTTAACGTACATATCGTTGCGTCTAGGTCATCTTTTAATACTACTGTACCTGTACCGGCTGTTACATACGCCGATATAACCAATTGAATCTGTACGTTCGTCCACTCACTTGCCCATTTTACTAAACCTCCAATTTGTACCGGCGACGTGGAGTTCGTCGTATATGCTTCTGCTAAGTTTATTATCGGAAGGGTAAGATGAAGTCCACAGAGGGCTGCTACATCTACACTTCCATCTTCTAACACTTCCCCGTCAAGCCCATTTGGAAAGTTGTCTGCGTCTAAATAATTAACTGCTGTACGTAATCGCTCTACAAGCACTTTTATATACTGTGTGTTGTAGTATTCTGGCGGAGACTCCGGTGTTAAATATGCCATTAGGAATCCTCCTCTGTTGCAACCAAGCCTTTCGTGACATACACAATGCTAATACCTTGTATCGTGCACTTGCCCTTAAAGCCTAGTGTGAAAGTTCTTCCAAGTACAGCGTCATATACTGGTGGTAATACTCTTTTTACGTACTTTGTTCCTGTTCCAGCCGGTATTGTTGCAGTATATGTACCTTTAAGGGTGTCGTCTACATACATGTCCATTTCAAAGGTCGATTCTTCCTCCACCCCTTCAAGCTCAACAAATACCGTTTTAAACACTTTATAACGTTCCGGCGAATCAAAATCAAACTCCTTCGTAATAACGTCATATTCTATGGATTCGTCGCCGTCAAACGGGTCATACATCACTTCGTATACTTGCCCTGTCTGACTATCTGCGGCAAGCAACACTTCTGACCCATACTGTTTAAACCCAAGCCAATGTGATACACACCATTCGTCATATATCGCCCATGACTTACTAACTACATTGTAACACCATACGACGTTGTTGTAAAGACTACCCATTTTGGGTAATGCTACGTAAATCTTATTCTTCCAATATGTTACAGCCGCAGCAGATAAACGTCTATGATTAATACCCTCCCAATCTGGTTCTAAATCCTTTGACAAGAGTTTAGGGTCTACCAAGTCCGTAGTGCGTATACCGTCATATGCGACGTAAACCAAAAAGTTATCAACTTTGTAGATAGCTCTTTGCCCCATAGCTCCAAAAGCGGTATCAAGCCATGTTATGCCATAAGTGGTGTCTGAATTACCGGTTAATATAGCCATAGAGCGTTGTTTTGATACAATTAAATAATGTCCGTAGCGTATTAACGCTGTTACGACATCACCATCTTCCGGGTTAAAATCAAAGAAATTAAGTGCATCCCACGTCTCAGGGTCTAAAGCGTCGCTAAAACGTAGGCGTGATGTGTTCGCAGCTTCAATTCCCCATACCCGGTTATGGTGCGTTTCAACCATAGTCATAACAGGAGGACTTCCGCCTAATAGGCTTGTCGTTGCGTCTGTACCATTCCATTGTAAGGGGGAGTCCTTTCCGTTAACGATAATAAGTTTATCTCTTAATATCGTGAAATCATAATCTGTCTGCATAGTCAAAGAGTCTTTAAGTAACGTCACAGCGACGTCACCGTCTACGTATACAGTTAATCCGTCAAGCTCTGCACCGTCTCTCAAAATAGCATATATACGAATATAGTTATCTGTTCCAACTATCGTTCCGTCGCCTAATACTGATTGAGCGGTATTCCACGTAACGCCATCACTACTCTCCTGTGATAGTAATATAAGACTACCTGTACCGGCATCTCCGGAACTATAGTCAACGCTAATTTTCGCAGTAGAAACATCCTCTGCAAAACTTAAATCTATAGTAGGAGATGTCCAAATACCATCATAACTAAACGTATCAGCCGATACAGATAAACTCTGTAATTCCGGTGTATTCTCTCTAGTAACAGCGTCACTAAAAAGAGAGACTTTATATTGTTTAAACCAAAAATCTGTATTAATAGTATCACCGCTTGATATTTCAGTCCATGCCGACCAGTTTTCTTCATCATAAGAGCAACGTTCATACACTTTAATGCTTGTACCTGCCGCAAGGTTTTCAACCCATGAAACACTGGAATTATCATATGTTATCCCCATCAAGTTAATAGAAGGAGAAAGCCAGTAAGATTCATCTTTATATCCTGCTGTAATAGTAAACGAAATGGAGTCCACAGAAGGAAGATACCAGCCTGTGGTTGACATTGTAACTCTTATCTGCATTTGAGCGTTAGACAAGTCTGTTACAAGCTTTGTTATATCTGGTATCACTCCTCCATTTGTACACGTCTGCCATCCAAGCCATGTATTTCCTCCGTCTAAGGATATATTAGTTTCAAGCGTTATGGTAGCACCAGCCGGTTTTGTTTCCGTCCACGATATAGACGTCGAAATAACGTTATGCGGAAACTCTATGTCTATGAGCTCTATATATATCCCCGTACCTATACGTGCTATTAAATCGTCAAACGTTGCTGGCATGTTAGCCCTCCTTGAAACCTTTAATACGTGCCATTATAGCGAATAGTTCGCCACGTGTTACATTGTCATTAAAGCGTTTTTCATGTATTAAAACGCCGTTTTCATTAAGATAATCATAATACTTTTCAGACCAATGTGGTATAATAGTATCTGTTATACCCCAAGCTTCTTTGAAAGGAAAGTTAAACGGTATGTAGCAATAACCCCCGTCTTCCCAATCTTCGCCCCATGAATTAAGCGTAATATAAGTGTTGTCATCACGCCAACCAATAAACGTCATTTCGTGATAGCCTTTAAGCGTCTCATTAGCAATATCCGGTATCGGTATAACGTGGTTTACACTTTTATAGAAGGACGGACATATAGGGAACATAACGGTAACATACCCTAAGTCCATTAAAGCCGTTTTAATGTCCTCGACTGTATATAATCTATAATACGTTGACACCTTATAAGGCTGTGCTTTTGCGTAATAGCCTTTTCTGTCCTTTTCGATTAATGTCTTAACCACAGGGTATTTATCATTATAAGGAAAGTCGTCGTAAAGAACGTCACCATACTCTTGTAAATTCTTTAGAGCGTCTCTTGGCACCATTCCTTCCATGCCGAAAACTTCACCCATAGTTCCTATTCTGTTGCCATATATAAAACCTGTGCTAAACTCTCTAAACGTTCCATACTGCTCATACTCGGTCATCTCTCTTGTGTATGCAAGACTATGAGCTACACATGAGCCAATGCTGCCTTGATTTTTGACCTTGCCCGGGTATGGTCTTATATACGCTTTTGGAAACGACGTTTTAACTGACGTTACCTGTGCGACTGTGTAATCTCTGCTATCATAGGGAGACGGTATCGCTCCTAACTTTCTTCTCATTTATTACCTCCTTTATATCTGCCTTTGGAAAATCTAAATTAACGGAAAGTCTTGTATTCAATGCTCTAAGCAACATGCTCTTTGTATAAATGGTATCTGTGCTATGTTTAACTATAGCTTGTATTTCTCTGGCAAGCTCTACAACGTCATCAACTGATGGAGCGTTAACTGTAATCTGTATTTCTTCTGGTTTAACGCCTATGATATTATAAAGTTTCCCTTTTTCCATTGTTACTTTTTCTGTTTCTTTTTTCATGCTCTATCACTCCTATTTCTACTATTCTAAAGCTATCCAATTTGTGTCCGGAATTGTCCTGCTTGAACTGTTATAATTGTAGTAGTGCACCGTGAACGTGCCTGAGCCAACAGCTGAAATATTTGTAAACTTCACGTCAGGCGACTTTGCCCAGTCTTCTGCTGTATTCATTGATGCAGAATCGTATCTTGCAAAAGCTCCGTCTGTCGTGTACACAAAAATTACATTCGGCGTAAACCCTATGCCAGATACTACTTTAGTTTCACCTGTTGTGCCTGCAATTGAAAAAGAAGATATAGTGCCTGTTGCAACTCTTTTTGCGTTAGTGCCTGTGCCTGTAAGCTTTGATAATGCGTCGTTTGAAAAGAAAGTTTTACCCACAACAGCCTCAGAAGCCACAGCGTCACCGTCAAGCTTCACACCGTCAACGTTCCGTTTTGATATCTTCCCATATCCTATTCGCATATTATCACCTACAATTCTATTCCGCTGGCATAAATTTCAATGTCTGTCGATTCTACCTGACATTTGATAGTGTCGCCTGCGTCCAATATTGCTTTGCCCTGTATGAGTTCCAGTGTGTCATTAGCGGCAATATCATGCTGATATAATATTGTTATATCATTCAGCTTGACAGTAGCCCATTGAGCAGAAGCGTTCTTATTGCACAGCATTATGCTTGTAATTATCGTTCCGTTACCGCTTGACGGACTTGTGTATTCCGTTGCCTCGCTTGTATCCCCTGCTGTGCCGAATAACATTTTTGGCGTCATATTATCGCCCTCCTATAGCCCTAACAATGCGTATGTTAGTAGCTCGTTATAGTTGTAATTAATTATTTTTGCGTTCCTATTTGAGAGGTCAACCCCGCTTTCCCTCTGTGCTGCCTCGTTCACACAGCTCTTATATTCAAAAGTTGGTACCGTTCCGTCTGTTTCAATTATTATAGTACCATTTTCAAAGCCAATAATGGGAGTTACGTTAGTTTCATATGTTTCAGGCTCCGCTAATTGATAATTTAACGTTATTCCAGCTAAACCACCACTAGAAATATCTTGCTGTGCTTCTGCTAAACTTGCATAAGTGCCTTTTTCTACAATAAATCCTATATCTTGATTAGTTTCTGTAGTAACTGCCTTCCCAATATTTGCAGCATCATCAAAATTACCGTTATTGTAATCTATAGTATCCCAACCGTCAATTCTTATAGCTTTCCCATCATTAGTCAATGCTGAATTTCCCAAAAAGTTCGGTTTTGTAAATACAACATCTACATTAGTTCTCCATGTTGACAATGAATCCAAATCACTTGCTTGTAGCGTATATTCAGGACTAACATTCTTTGTCAGCGTACCGTCTAATACGTTAAGTTCATCTTTAACACCGTTCGGCAAACTTCTACCTGTCCAGTTGATGTATGCTTTACTGTCGTAATATGGTACGTATTCGGTTGCGACTGTGCCTTCTTCTATTTGCCATTTATCTTGTATAATGCTGTAATTGTTCCCACCATTACACAACCTAACATAATAACAATTAGATGGCGTGGTGAAGGTAAAACTTGTTATGCCATCTCCAGACGTTTCTCCATTAATAAAATTTTTGTTAGAATCATAAAAAATTGTTCTGGCATATCTTAATGCTGTGTTGCTAAAAGTATAAATTGTATTGGGTTTAACCTTTATATAATTTGGCGAATAACTTTGGTCAGGTTCAGTCATTAAATTACCTGTTGTTGCATCTATATATTTGCCATTTATAATTTCACCATTAAATAAGTTTATACCCACACTTTGAATTAATACGGGTAATGTAGATTTAGTGCCTTTGTGCCAGTTATAACGGTCAAGCAATGCATCTGCTCCAAGTGCGTATTCTGTTGAGGATATTTCATTAACCATTATTGCATCTATAAAGCCATATTGGTTTTCTGCACCATCTACTTTTAATCTTATATACACACTACTTGCATTAGCAAAATCACTTGGTTGTATAACTACACCTTGTCTTAACCATGTAGTACCGTCATGGTTTGAAGCATCTATATTTCCTGCATCCCCTGAACATGTTACCCTTAAATAACATCCTGTAGATAAATTCCCATTCTTAACATATGCAGATATAAGATAGTATTTTGTGCCAAGATAAGGCAGAATATCATAGTAAGCAACGCCGCTTGTTTGCTCTGCTGATAATGTTACTTTTATACAATTTGTACCCTCAAACTCATTACTATTATCTGTTGCAACGCTTACGTTGCTTGTACTCCATCCACTTGTACTTTCACCCCCTGCAACATCATCATCCAGCAGATTAGTTACTGTTCTACCTTTAAGAGTTGCGTTAAGTTGACCTTTAACCGTGCCGGCTGGTACGGAAAATATAGTTGAGTTTTCGGTCTGTAAATCAGAATACTGAGGATTTAATACATTAGTTAAATAGTCGTTGAACATAGAGTCTATTTCATCAAATGTCTCTGGAATGTACGTATTAATTACGTCGGCTATATTATCCGACGTTTCCGGCTTTTTAAAACTATAATTTAGTGTTAATTGCATAAACATACCTCCTATAAAGCTATTAATTCGTCGAACGTCATAGACGAAAAGGCGTCAAATGTTACGTCTCCTAATAGCTTAATACTACCATCTTCCACAGCAATGTCGTCATTATACGTTCCTACAAAATCTATGGTATTAGTTTTAGTTTCATTTATTTGGTTAGGTATAGCTGCCTCAAGATACCCACTGGCGTTAACTTGAGTATAATAGTGCGTGCCTGTATCAAACGACGTTGCGTCATTATATTCTTCTAACAAGCTTGCAGGAGCACCCGTAGTATCTATAACAAGCCAGCCCGGTGTATCGCTTGCAGACAAATACAGGAGCGTACCCGTTTCCCACTGTGCCTGTGTATAATAGCCAACTTCATAATGGGGAGAATCATAATAAAGTTTATCCTCTACAGCGATAACCAAGCGGCTCGTTCCATCTGTTTTGTAAAGACTCCCAAACCCTAAAATACCCTCTGTGCTTATGTCACTAGAGTATCTGTCTTTAAGCGTCTCACGTAATTTTAACGCACCACGAAAAGAAAAAGACACGTTTTCTGCCTTTTGGTACTCTAATGGTTCGTCTTTAAGAAGTGTACTACTTATAGCCGTTCTTTGCCCTCCAGACAAATCACGCAGTTTAAACACTTCTTCTTCTGCTATAGGGGGTGTAGGGTTTGCATATATCACGTCGCTACCTCCTTATAGATAATCATATGGCGTAGTCGGTACATTTACGCTATTCTCATAATCTGCTTGATTAACACGACTATTAATACGCCTTAAAAGCTCTACAACAAGTTTTTCTTTATTATACTCATAACTTTGCATGTATTCCCTATATAAAGCTACTTCGCCATTTTTTCTATGACAATGCCCTATGGCATAATCTAAAAGAAGCCTATCCCAACCATTGGGTATATCCGGCTGGTCATCATCTTCTATCATCTTTACTGGCCTATAACGATATGTTAATTTAACGTCATTATCGCTTGACGGTTCAGGGATAAGTTCAATAACGTTAGCTTGAAGTACGTAATATACAGGATTAATCGACGTTGTAGATGGCGTAACATAAGGAGTATCTGATGGACTAAGTTTTAACCCATTGTTAACCCAACGTACCTCAACCACAGAAACAAAGTCGTCCGGCAAAGGCACTTCTCCGTCAACAGTAGTAATAGTGTTCGTTTTTTCAAGAAGTCCTAATGAACCTATATCATCTAAAGCGCCATTTAAAAAAGCCTGACGCTCTGTGCCAGAAATAAGCCCCGGGTTTAGTTTCATATCTTCTTCAATAGCTTCTTGCAGTTCTAAAAACGTTCTATTCGTGTTCGCCATCGTCCTCTACCTCTTGCAGCTTTGCGATAAGCTGTGCTTTATTATTGCTCCTTGAATATTTAACGCCTTGTTCATCACACATAAGACGTATATCGTCAATTGTTTTATCTTCTAGCGTCTCCTCTACTTCCTTGTCAGTGTCTATATCCTTTAACGTTGGAGGAGGCGTTAAATCCTCTTTCTTTTCAACTATGTTTGATTCACCTGTATCAACGGGCTCAAACACTTTAACGGAAGTACGACGTTGAATAGCGACAAGTACCTTTAAAGGTATCTCCGCAGTATCTATAATCTGATTCGCCGGTACGTAATACTCCCCGTACCCTTGGAATTTAAACGTTGCACCCTGCTTTAATAGCGACCTATATTTTGCCATGTACTCACTCCCTTTGCGTAGTTATAGGGAGGGCGTACCCTCCCTATTAGCTTATATCTCAGTATAATCAATATCTTCGAGAACACCGAAACGCCTACAGTTGTTAATAGTGATGTTACCTGTTAGTAATATCTCCTGTTTCTTTGCAAGTCGGGTATCATCAGCTCTAAACTTTGTTGTTGCAAAGTCAGCCTTTGAGTGCACTCTAAACTTTAAGTATTTTGAGTTCAAGAAGTACATCTTACCCTCTGGACAGTTCGGGTCTGCTGTTATAGGCTTACTCATAAATTCCAACGTCTGGAAACCATAATTAGCCAACGTCTTTGAAAGCTCAGTTGTCAACAATGCTTTTGTTTCAATCTGTTTGTAATACTCATGCCATGTTGCCAGTCCACAGATGATAAGGTCAGGCTGGTCGTTTCCGTCTGATATAGACAGGAAAAGTCTAACCATGTTGTCTAAATCCAAAGTTGCCGCCGTGCCCGGAGATGAAGGGTTGTTGGAAGAAACCTTTGACTGCCACCATGTATAAGTGTCTCTGTCAATGCCTCCATACGTTCCGGTATCTTCGATTGCTATACCTAGTCCGTCCATATCCTTACCTGAGTTTCCTGTTCCGTCAGAGTAGAGCATAGTTGTAAGCGACGATTTCAACGTTTCCTCAACTATTCTGATTTTGGATTTCAACAGATTAATAACCTGTACTTCGCCTGAGTTTTTGAGTTCTTCATCATGCGATATGATGATAGGAGCTACTATGTTCTTAGGCTCGAATTCTGCCGCCGAAATGGGTATGCTCGTATCATAAGTGATTGTGTCGTACAGCTTATAGGAGGTTATACCGTTAACGTCACCGTATATCAATGGTTCAACGATTTTATAACCGCCATCATAATGCTGTTTTCTCTTTTTCAAATAAGTCAAAAGCGGATTTGACTTAAATATGTTGTCGACAAGTTTTGGTATATACTTTTTTCTTGTCAACGCTGTCAATGCGTCATAGTTTAATGCCATATTATATTCTCACCCCCGTTATTGTGGTATTGCTCGAACTTTGTATGTGCCTACAAGTCCAGTAAGGTCTGCCGACGCAGTAATTACCAAATACTCGCCAGACGCCCACTTAGCAATACCTCCATTTGTTCCGGGGTCAGTAAGATTACTCGCTACTATAGCTGCTGTACCTACGTCAAGACCGTCAATTAGATTATCAGACGAATCCGCTCCGTCGTCATCTACGCCGGCATCTATTGTACCTGCTCCTGTTGCCTCTGTTGTGACGTCAAGTATCAAATCAGTTATCAACAAGTCCTCGTCAAAGGTATTCTCCAGCTTTAACACGCCACCGACTGTTGTATCTGTGGCAGCCGTCAAACTGCCAACAAAGAGAAAATCTCTTGCTGGTGCCTGTGAAGGTTCGCCCTTAACGACTTTACTACCATTTATAAGCATTTCTACAAGGTTATTCGACATTAATTATCCCTCCGTTAATCTTCGACGAATAAATCAATGCCCTCCTCGTTTAGTATATCTATATCTGACATTTTTGCATAATTCCTCGGTTTTGCAGAACGTCTTTTGGATGTACCTTTTTGCGTAGTGGCTTTTTTAATGGCAGCTTTTTTTTGCTGCTGCTTTTGTGCTGTCGCCTTACTCTTTGTCTTGCCTAACCTAGCACTGTTAGCACCCTTCCACGCATTATAAACGAGTTTAAGGCTCTTTTCGTCGGTAATTTCATATCCTTCCTGTTCTGCCCAAGATAGTATTTCTTTAGAATATCGTGCAAATACGTTGTCAGACGATTTCATATCCAAAATAGCTTCACGTTTCGTTATGTCCGCCATTTTGTCACTCGTATGTGTTTCTTTTGCTTTAGGTATCCGTGCTTGTCCTTTTTGTATCGCTGTATCAATTAGCTGATTGATACTAGCTGATAAATTTGGGTTATCTTTTAAAATACCCCAAAGGCGTGTTGCACGTTTAATTTCTTCCATACCTTCCATGTCTACGCCAGACGCAGCTACCAATTCATTCTCTAGTGACCGTCTTTGTCTATCAAGACGTGTCTGAACGATTTGATTTATTTTTTCCTGCTGTCCTTCTGTAAACATCGGCGTATGTACGTCGCCGGAAGCGTTGTCGTCGTCATCTTCCTCAGAATCTTCTTCCGACTCCTCCTTTGATGACTTCTTACTATCAGAGTCAGCAACTTCACCATCTTCGTCCTCCTCGTCGGAGTCATTATCGTCTATCAAATCTTCATCTTCACCTTCTACGTCGTCATCATCCACGTCAACGTCGCCTAAGTCTTGGGCTTTACCTTTGACATCATCAACGTCATAATAATCATCGTAAAAGTTAAATCCCTTTGAGCCGGTCGGCTTTACTTCTCCTGCCATCATTTATCCCCCTTTAGGTTTTGGTTAACCGTAATGCGTTTATCCAGTATACGCCTCTGTTATTTTCATTCTACACCAATCGACATAATATTGTCAACTATTGATTTATTTTGTTGTATTGCCCCGGACGCTCACCGCCCTGACTCTGCTCTCCCTGCTGTAATGACTGCATTATAGCTTCTAATATAGGTTGTAATTGTTCAGCCGGAATACCTATTTGCTGTAACACTTGTGCAGTAACGTTCATAAACTCCTGTACCATCTGTTCTTCTTGCTCGCCATTTCCTGCGTCTGCTCCTGTAGTTTCGGCTTTCAATCTCTGTAGTATCTTATGTCTACCCGGAAAATCAAGAGCCTCTAAAACAGCCTGCCTATCTATTGCTCCTAATCTAAACATTTCTGTACTCTGACGTGCACGCTCCATCTTTGAAGCAGGTAATGCAGATTCAGTAGACGCTTTAACATCCCATTGATATGTCAACTCAGATAAAACAAGTTTAACATTATTCTGCTCCTTCCACTGATTACGCATATCCTCTATCTCTGCTGTAACCTGTGGTTCTGCCTCCTCGTCAATAACTTCTTCTCCGTTTTCGTCTATCATAGGCATACCAGTAGTTGGGTCAATTTTTGGTAGGGGTTGCGGTTGAAGTTCCTCTGGATAGTCAGCGACTACAAGAAAGTTAATATCTTTATCTCCGTCAGTAGCTCTAATCATACGTTCTCCATCAAAAAACTGCAACATATTTTGAAGAATTAAATTACCTACTTTTTGAATAGTCATAGCAAGACTTTCCGCCTTTTCTTCAAGACGTACATCTGCGGATTCTTTTAACGTATTCATAGCATTTCCGGCAGTGACGCCTACAGGTCTACGCCCCATTGTAACGTCAACAATACCTGACGTCGCCTGTATCTGCAAATCCGTAGCGTCTCTATATCTATATACGTCTTGACCAAGTGCAGGCGGATTGTCATAATAAACCGCCTTACGTGGGTCGCCAGTAACAGAATACACTCTGCCTATTGTACTATTATCAGTGTTTGGGTTAATACCGGTATTATGCGATACATACTTCTGCCTATTTGTAACAAGCGAAATATGCGTCATAATCTTCATGTCCAATGAATCTGCTCTATCCTGCAATGGCTCAATTTCTTCGACACCACCAATACCACGATAGTAACAATTATCTGCCCCGTAGTCCTCACCGTCAAACCACAGGACGTAAGGGTGCTTTTTGTGCTCATATATGTTTTCTGATTCGTCAAGCATGGTTTCTCCTGCCCATGTGTACACTCTCCAGTTCCGCTTAACAAAATCTCTAACCCATAACTCGTATACGTCAAAGTTTTGTGTGATAGCCAACGCCCCTGCGGAGTCTCCATCTTGCGTGTACAGATTATGCTTGTTTTCTAAAGCGTCCTCGTCATCATACAGGTCGTCATAATAAGAATCCTCTGCAAGATTTCTACGGTTGCTTTGCTCCGGTACTATGCCATAGATTGCATAAATTTCATCTATAGAAACGTCATATCTTACATTACCTATCCATCTAACACTGGCTACATCTGGAGCGTTAGGGTCTATGAGCATACACTCTGGAGCAATACTTTCAACTACGTTAACGTCATCTTCTTCGTCGTAAGTGACTTTAAACGTACCAAAAGTCGCTAAAGCACCATGATGTACTACGCTTTTAAG